GCAGTTAACCCACAAAACAGACAGGCTTATGGATCTAACAAGCTCCGTAACTTTGTAGTTAAATCTGCTGTAACGATTGGCTCAGGTTCAAGCGTTTCTGTAACTGTATCTCCTGCGGTAATTACTGCCGGTCAGTTCCAAAACGTATCGATTCCAACTCCATCAGCTTCAGCAGCGGTAACTCAGTTCAATTCAACTGGTGCGGTTTCTCCACAAAACTTTATGTTCCATCGCAATTCTTTTGCGCTCGTAATGGCAGATTTAGAATTGCCAGAAGGTGTCCATTTTGCGGGCAGGGCTTCTGATAAAGAGATCGGTATGTCTTGCCGTATTGTGAGGCAGTACACAATTAACAATGATTCTATTCCTACTCGTTTAGATGTATTGTATGGATGGGCCCCTCTCTATCCTGAACTCGCTTGCCGTATTGCAGCTTAATTTTAAGGAGAAAATAAAATGTCTAATCCAGGTCCAGCAACAACCGTAACGATTCACCCAAGCAATTTGGCAACAAACCAAGCAATTCGTTTGTTGGCAGTCGCAACAGGTGTAAACGTCAACGCAACAGGTGATCAGGNAGTATTGCCTATCATCAACTCTACTAACTACTCTGTTTCTAACGTAGTATTTACCAACGCATCAACTTCCCTCACAACAGCCGCAGCAGGTCTATTTACTGCTCCATCTGCCGGTGGAACTGGTGTTGTTGCTAATGCTGCTTTATCTGCATTAACAGGCTCAACAGTAGTAAGCCAAAGAACTGTTGCATCAACAGCAACATTATCAGGTCAAAATTTATACCTCAACGTAGGAACTGCACAAGGTGCAACGGCTACAATGGACGTATACGTTTATGGCTATGATTTCAGCACTTACTCTTAATTAGAGTGAAAAACCCCTTTAATTAGGGGTTTTTCTTGCTTTGTTTTATAATAAATTATCTTTTGCAAAGGAAAAAAAATGCCATCAACAACAATCACTCGTGGTAATGTTCTCTCCACAACTTTCATTGGACCATCTTTAACACCTGTTGCAGTAGCGTCTTATACTTCAGCAGCACAAAATTTTAATATCGCAGGCTTACAAACTACTGACCAAGTTATCGCAGTTGGTTTAAATGGTAATCAAACAGCAGGTATTATTATTGCTGAATGCGATGTATTGACTGCCGGTGTTTTAACAGTTCAGTTTGCGAATACAACAAATGCTTCAGTTACACCTGCTGCGGGAACTTATGTCTTTGCAGTAACAAGAACTGATGGACCTTTACCTCTAAATATGGTTTAAATTATGGCTAACGTATCTGCTTATCGTGTCGTAGGCCCTACAACTGCGATTGCAGTTACAGGCACTTCTTCCGCATCAGTAACAATTACTCCAAATGGTAATGATCAAGTCAACTTTTGTGGCTTTTTAAATACTTCTGTTAACCCTGTAGCGATTACGATTGCACCTGCGATTGCAGGCACAACCACAACTGCTAATCCTGCGGTATTGCCGAGTGCTGGATCATCTAGTCAAAGTTTTGTCTTAGGTGTGAGCATGAGTCAGCCGACTGTAATTGCAGTTCCTCCAAGTTTTGCAATTACTGCAATTGGAACAAGTGGCACAACCCTTTATGTAATGCCGATGGTAGATCAAAACTAAGGAGTAGTAATGTCTGATCCAGCCAAGACAAGCAATCAAAATGTGCTGCCAGTTCAGGCTTTTTTTAATCTTGATGGCACGTTTAACACTTTATTAGGTCAAGGTCAGCCATTCGTAATTACTGCGACTGAATCGATTGGCATTGTTAACACAAATGTTACTGCAACGCTTTATCCTACGTTTACAAGTGCAACAAGTGGGCAAGTAACAGGTTTAGCCATTGCCTCATCAAGTCTTACATGGAATCCAGGCACAGGAGTATTTTCAGCTCCTACATTCTTTGGTACTTTGAACGGAACTGCTAATACTGCTAATAATTTAAGTGGTGGTGGTGCTGGGCAAATTGTTTACCAAAATGCTATTGGCTCAACTTCCTATTTAGCAGCAGGATCTACTGGGCAATTCTTATTAAGTAATGGTACATCAGCACCATCTTGGTCAACTGTTGCAACTTCAGTCACAATTTCTGATCAGACTACTGACACAGCAACTTATTACCCTTTATTTTATAGTGCAACGTCTGGCTCAACTAATACTGTTGAAACTTCCTCTACTAAACTACAATATCAGCCATCAACAGGAAAGTTTACTGCAACCTTATTTAGTGGCTCAGGTGCGTCTTTAACCAACATACCGAATAGTGCATTAACTAATAGTTCTGTAACGATTGGTAGCACTTCTATAGCACTAGGTGGCACTTCAACGACCTTAACAGGACTTACTTCTGTAACTGCCACTAGTTTTATTGGTGCATTAACTGGCAATGCTGATACTGCAACAACTGCAACCAATGCAACGAATTCAGCAGTTACTGACAATACAAGTTCATCAGCGACTTGGTATCCTACCTTAGTGGCCTCAACTAGTGGCAATCAACCATTAACCTCATCTTCAACAAAGTTATCGTTTCAGCCCAGCACTTCCACATTGACTGCAAGTTTCTTTAATGGTGCAGCCAATAATATTAGTGGTGGTGCAGTAAATCGTATTCCGGTGCAGTCCGCTGCGAGTACAACAACCTTTATTATTGCTCCTACTACTGCATCAACTGTATTGAGTTGGTCAGGTAGTGCCTTCACATGGGTGGGCATTGGTGGTGGGGTAATGGTTTATCCTGGTGCTGGCATACCTAATTCAACAGGTTCTGCATGGACAACATCCTATTCAACCACAGGATCAGGCACAGTAGTGGCATTGGCCACATCACCAGTCTTTGTTACTCCGACTTTAGGGGTGGCAACTGCAACCTCATTGGCTGCGACAACCATTACTGAAAATAGTTATGCGATTGTTTCACAGGCAGACATTGGCACAAGAGCAAATCAAATACCTTTGAATCAGTATCTAGGCACAATGGCTTGGCAAGATGTAATTAACTACAAACTAAATTTTGTAATTAATACTGATGTGGGAACTGCACCGAATCAAGTACCATTAAATCAATATTTAGGCACAATGGCTTGGCAAGATGCTAGTGCTATTAAAGTTTTGGGTGGTGCAATTGACAATACTGCAATTGGAGCAACTACTGCAAATACAGGTGCATTTACTACTATATCCGCAACTGGAGTTATAACAAGCACATTAGCAACAGGTACTGCACCATTTACTATTGCAAGTACAACCAATGTGCCTAATTTAAATGCTTCTAGTTTAAATGGAGCAACCTTTGCTTCTCCAGGCGCTATTGGTAACACAACTGCATCAACAGGTCAGTTTACTACAGGTGCATTTGGTGGCACACAATCTACTGCTCAACAGTTATTAATTGGTGGTAATAGTCAAAGTGCTTCAACTACTGAATATGGTATTTACAACAACCAAACTATTCAATCGCCAGTAACATCACAATATGTTGGAAATTATTCACTTTTAAACACTCAAGCAACAACATTTTCTTTAACCGAAATTATTAATTTTTATGCCCAACAAGGTTCATTTGGTGCAGGTTCAACAGTCACAAATTACTTTGGTTTTAGAGTGGGAGCGTTAACTGGAGGAACAAATAATTATGGTTTTTATTCTAATATAACATCTGCCACAGGCCGTTGGAACTTGTATATGAACGGAACTGCAGACAATTACATGGCAGGTCGTTTAGGTATTGGAACAACATCTTTAGCAGGCTCTCAAGTAACCATTGGGGGAAATAGTCAAGTTGATTCAACTACTGAATATGGTGTTAATAACACTCAAACTGTGCAATCAGCAGTTACAAGTGCTTATTATGGCTACAGAACAGGTCTTGGCACTCAAGCAACAACATTTACCTTATCCCAACTTAGCAATTTTATTGCACAACAAGGAACATTTGGCTCGGGTTCAACAGTAACAACCCAAGCTGGGTTTCATGTAGCAACAAATATGACTGGTGCAACCAATAACTATGGTCTTTATTCAAATCTTGCATTAGCATCAGGAACATTTAA